AGGCCAATCCGCGTGCCTTCATGTCCTTTTTCGACTCCAAAAAGATAGTCCCTTTGGAGTCGGGCTTCATCATAGGCGAAATTAAATCAGTTTTAAGAAACCTGTCAAGCGGGATTGAAGCAGTTTTCAGCCAATCCTTCATTTTGCCCCACATTTCGGCCCTTTTATTGCCATACATGACCGGATTTGATGATTTATTGCCAAAGTTGACACCTTTGATTTTGTACCTTTGCTCTTTCAAACGGTCAACAATACCAGCCCCAAGGCCGCCTTCGTCGATCACAACCAGTGCGGGCTTGTATTCCTCAATCGCCTCAATGACATGGCCAACCACGGTCATGGTGTCGTCGCCCCTGTGGCGCTGAATAGCAATAATGTCCCGCCCTTGCCTGATAGCGATGACTGTTGCATCCGCGCCAAAGCGGGCAGGGTCTACACCGATCACAATCGGTGCTGATTGATCTTGGTACTTAGGCCGCTTCATAGCTTCGTCAACCAGACTGGCCGAGATGAACTGATCGTCGCCCTCGGATGGGAACTGACCGTACACCTCAACGTGCGCCTGACTAGAGTCAGCGCCGTATTCGTCGATGATCTGCTGGTAGACCTGCTTGTCCGTCCCTTCGACCGTGCGGGCGTCTACTACCTTGGTTGTCCAGAACTCCCGTTTGCTGTTAAATGCTTCGTAGAAGTACCCAGTGTTGCGCCGTGGGTTAGAGAACGCCATCCAGAAACGGTTAGGCGTGTTCTCTGTAAAGAAACCACTCGTCACTGCCCAGATGCTGTCGTCAATACCAGACGCCTCGTCGAACACGACTAGCACACCGTCGAAGTTGTGAACACCCGCGTAAGCGTCGGGATTCTCCGCTGACCAGAGCCTGCCCTCAACGCCCCAGTAGCGTGTGCCCTTCTTAAGATCACGCTCGACCAACTCCGTGAGCCACTTGGCTGGCATCAGCCGTGTGGCTGACACCTCAAACCAATGGCTGTTAAGCGCCATTGCTAGCCACTTGGTAATCTCGGCCCATGTGACACTTCGCAACTGTGACTCACTGTTAGCCGAAATGATGGTTGTTGAGCCGATGCGGGTTGAGAGCATCCAGATTGTGATCCAACTGACTAACGCCGACTTACCAATACCACGGCCAGAACTGACCGCATGGCGTAGGGTGTTGAAGTCTAGTTGGCCTTTGTTCTGGGTGATGTGGTCGGCAATATGAGTGAGGACTTCACGTTGCCATTTGCGTGGGCCTTTGAAATGCTCCAGCGGTGTGCCAGGCTGACCCCAAGGAAACGCAAACATCACAAACGCCAAAGGGTTGTCCTTGATCGCTGGCGCCCATAATCTGGCCATCAACTCTTGTTCGTCTTCAGCGCTGTATATGGTCGATTGCATTTATTTGGGTCTCTAGTACTTGTGCATCGCTCACATCAATAACTTCCAACGCACGCTTCTGTGCTTCAGCCAGCGCGCCAGTGATTGAGATGCGCTGATCCACTTCGACAGATATGGCCTGCTTAGCCACCCAGCCGTGTTGATGTTTGAGGATTTCTAACGCCGCCTTAGCGTCGCCATTGAGGGCGGCTTGGTGGAGAGTGCGGGACAACTCGATCTCACCATCAGCTTTGCCCTTTTGCGCGGCAAGTTCCACCACGGGGTCAAGTTGCGTGAGTTGTCTGTATTCAATAGGCAGCATGCCTGCGGCTAACGCCAGTGCGTCGCCTTTGAGGCCCAGCTTGGCCGCGTCATATACCGCCTTCAAGCGCGACTCTGTCGCTTCGACCTTGCGCGGTGTAAATGGAATCGAATGGAACATGTGTTCTCCATGCTTTTTGCACGTGGTGCGAGTTTACAACAAAAAATAAAAAATTGTTCGTGAACGCTACGTTTTTGCTGGCCCTTTGCGCTCGGCCCTACCCCCTCCCCCTTGGCCAAAAATGCCCTTGCTGCCAGTAGGGTTTTAGCTGCGAGTCATTGTGGGTCATGACTTTTGCATGCGTCATGGTGTCGCGTGGCTTGCATGGCCCGCATAGTTTGTGGGTCATTGTGGGTCATTGTGGGTCATGACTCACGTTGACCCACAGTCATGACACGCGGAAAAGGCGCGAACTTTGTGCGCGCGGTTTGTGGGTCATGTGAGTCATTGTGAAGGCACTTTTCAATCGCGGCGGCTCCACGGCGTATTGCGACTTAACATAACACAGACATATTTTTATAGATGAAGATATTGATAACTCACATTAACACACAATAGGCTTTTATCTATATGCCACAAGGCTTTAACCGTAGGTCATTGAAGCACGTTTACGCCACACACACGCGCACACAACCACACACAAATTATGCAACTTTTGCATAACCACAAATATTTGCAAAAAGGTGTTGACAATGCAAAGAATTCTTTTACAATACATTCACCGCGCGACAAAACGCCGGTAAACACTCAACTACAGTAAAGGCAAGCATATGAACTGGTACACACTCACTTTTTGGTCTGCCCAAAACCAATGGGTTATCTGGAACAACGGCGCGATTGTGGAGCGCTTCCGCGCTAAGAAATTGTCAACGGCGCAAGCGCGTCTCGCTAAATATGTGGAGCAAACAGTATGAACAAACTGTATGACATTCTCACCGCCGTAGTTATCGGCTTACTTTTAACCGTGGGCGCATTGGCCTACTTTGACATTCTTTGGGGTTAAATCATGACCGATCTTTTTGAAAATTTCCAAGGCGCGGACATTGACCGCCTGACCGACTGTTTGCAAGCCATCCGCAAGGCGGGCTTGAAAGTTGACCGACACACTATGGCGGGTGTCAATCAAAACTCAGGCAATGTCTGGGTGTGGTCTGAGGATTGGGCGGGGGCTGTGGCTTGCTCTATTGGCTTTGATGTGTTCTGGGTGTACTCATGCCCTGAATGTGGCGAGGAGTGGGAGTTTAAAGAGTACGCCATGATGGAGCAATACGCTTCACAGTTTGATGGTCAATGTGGGCAATGTGAGGAGGTGACAGCGTGCGAGTCTTAATTGCTTGCGAGTATTCCGGCACGGTCAGGGATGCTTTTATCAGGGCGGGGCATTACGCCGCGTCATGCGACATTTTGCCTAGTGAGTCGCCGCTGGGCGATCACTACCAATGCAACGTCATGGACATAATAGATCATGGCTGGGATTTAATGATTGCACACCCGCCATGTACTTACATGTCAAACGCGGGCGCGTGCCGGATGTACCCTCAAAAGGGGGTTGTTGACCCTGAGAGGCTTGCAAAAGCAATGGAGGCCAAAGAATTCTTTATGGCCTTACTTGACGCGCCCATTCCGCGCATTTGCGTAGAAAACCCAAAGCCGCTAAACATTGTGGGCTTGCCTACTGAGACGCAAACAATTCAGCCGTGGATGTTTGGTGAGCCGTACACCAAGAAAACTCTGCTATGGCTTAAGGGTTTACCGCCGCTTGTGCCGTCTGACATTGTGACTGAGGGCATTGTGCCTTTTTGTCCATCGGGGACAAGCCGCAAATTAGGCGGCAAAACGCTGGGCGCAGCAAAAAGGGGCGATGACGCAAAAAACCGAAGTAAATTTTTTAAAGGCATGGCAAACGCTATGGCAAACCAATGGAGCAACTTATGAAACCTCACGAAATAATCCACAAAGAGACTGGGCAGGTTGTTGGCACTTATGCCACTTATGAGGCCGCTTACGCCGCTTATGAAAAGCTGGGCACAGGCAACGATGGCATGACTGACCACGCCATTGGCCCCGTTATGGTTTATGACGAAACCTCACGCACTTATGTACAAAAGGAGACTTTATGAAAACCTACGAAATTGAAATTAGGTACACCGCATATGCGAATTACGTCATTGAGGCCGAAAGCCCCGAAGACGCGGAGAGGCAAGCATGGGCAGACGTCAACTCAGACCCTGATCACGCTATGAGTTTAGGCGAATGGGAATGTTTAGAAGTGGATGAGGTGACAAACCCCGAAGACTATAGGATTGAAAAAGTATGACCTACGAAGTACAAACCCTCTGTTATCCCGATACATGGGAGAACACATGGTCAGACTCATTGGGCGACACGCCCGTACAGTTTGACACCTACGAAGCCGCAGCCGAAGAGTTAGCGGATTATTTGCGCGAGTTAGCCTACGCCGTCAAACAAGGCTTTGCAACCGATTTTGACAATTCAGCTTATAGGATTAAAAAAGTATGACTCATTATGACCGTACAAAAATAACATTTCACCGTGGCAACGCTTTTACGCCTGAGGGCATTGAGGCCGAGCCGTTCGCTACGGTGACCATTAACGACATTGTAGGCCGCGAGCTAATTGAGTCTATTTGTACGCTTATGCGTGACCATGTACACGCGGCACATGCCGATTTTTGCAATATCAAAATTTCAACCGAAGACTGGGATGTATAACATGATTACTTTTGAACACCACGGCATAACCGTAAAATGCAAGCCTGAGCGCGCCATTGAATATCGGCGTTTGATGGACAAGCCGCCAAAGGCCAAAGCCGTCAGCGAAAAGCGCGATTATCCGAAGTGGAATCCTACAATGACCACGGGCGACTATTTGCGCGCCTATATCCGCCTGAATGACCGCCGCCGGATGATTGAGTGCTCTCACGCATGCGCCAACTATGACCAAACGCCCGCCATGTATGACGGCAGCTTGCCGGAAGTGCTAGAGGAATTAGACCCCGACTATGTGCCTACGGCTAAGGCGCGCAAGATCACACCTAAGCAGGCCATTATTCAAGCCCTCGACGCGCTCAAGGCGGGTGACATCGACACGGCGCAATGTATTCTGACGGAGGCACTTAAATGAACCCGACTATTGCCGAGGCATTGGCACCATTCCGCCCCCTCACCTATACCGAACATTATTACATCGACCTTGGATACCGGCACGAACTAGGCAAGGCCGAGGAATACGAATATAAACAAGCGCATGCCGAGGGGCCGGAAGCCCGCCGCCTTATGAATCGGGGTGCGTTAGAGGCCATGACGAGGGCATATTGATGGTTTTACTAATTGCGCTTATACTGGGTGCGCTGTTAGCGGTTCTCCTCGATCTGTAAGCAGTTGCCACACCTCACAAGCCCCTTCACAGGGGCTTTTTTTTATGTTGACGCCGTAGGCGGCGGCATTGCCTTACTTCACCAACTTCATTAGCGGTGACTTGCCGTCAGGCTCGCAAGCGTCCCTTAGTTCTGACTTGCTGCGGTTGACCATATCAGGCGCGCAGAAAACGTGCTTTTTAGTCGTATGCGCCCGCGACTTGAGCAAGCCCATATCAACCCAACCCGCCTCACGGAACGCATGCAACAAAGCCGCCACGGGCAATTTCATACCGGCAGGGGCCACGCCAGTGAGACGGTCACACGTTGACTGCCACGGGCCACCCAGCACACCAGACGCAAACTCACCCAGCCGCGCACGCATCATCTCAACAAGGAACGACTCAGCGCCACTCATGCCGGTTTCGACCATGATGGCCTTGGCCTCAGTCATCGGAGGGGCAGCGCCCGCGTTAAAGGCCGACACGTTACGGGACGCAAGCCACGCCGCCACCGCCGCAAACCCGCCCGACTTGTACCACGCCCACAAACGCGATGACACGTCAGCATCCATGCAAAGCGCATCAGACCACAAAACAAACCAACGGCGGTCATTGGATGGGATGGTGATCGCCATACGCTCATTAGAAAAGGCGACCACTTGCAAACGGTTGACGGCCTCATACGGTGCTAGACCCTTACGCTGAATTGACAAGAATTCAGGCGGGGCGGCGATCACGGGCTTTAGACTATTCTCAAGGGCGCGGCGGTCAGCCGCTTCGGGTTGCCGCAGCTCATTGATAATCAGCACCTCACACTCTAGGTGATAGCCCCAAGGGGTTGACAAGTCTTTGTTATCTAGCTTCTTGACGTTGGCAAGCGAATCGCCGCCGACCGCCCAAAAGAACGGTGCCCACATGGTGTCCTTGCCTGAGCCTGGATGACCGCCATGCAACACGGCGTGATTGATCTTGACGTTGGGGTGCTGGATTTTAAAGGCCATCACATCTAAAACGTGGTTACGCTCCATAGCGTCAGGGATCATGCGCTCGACATGTTCAAGCCAAGGTGTAGGGTCAGCACCGGCGGCTACGGCTGGGCGAGCGTCACGCCAACGGTTGCCATACACCAGACCTTCACGAGCGCAAAGGATAGTTTCGCCTGGGGCGTAGGTCACACCGACAAGGGTTTTCGCGCCCTTGGCTTGGCGATTCTCATCAAAACAGACAGACGCCTCAATTTTGCGCTTGACGTTGTTGATTGACTTGCAATCTAGGTGACGGAACAGAGCGTTAAAAGTACTGCGCCCGATTTCGCGGCGGTCTTGCATGTCAAAGTAAGCGTCATCGTCTTGAATGTAAGCGAAGCGCTCCCACCAGCCATCCTTTTCAATGCGGCCTAGTTCCTTGCGCTCAACTTCGGCAACGATAGCCGCAGCCGCGTCAGGGTACGCTTCATTAGGCGTAAGTTTGGAGAGTGCTTGATCCATTGCAAACGTCAGCAATTCCTCGCGTAAACCTGGAGCATGCTTCGGGCCGCCTTGATCTGACACCCATTGCAAAAACGCATTAGAGTCAAAGTCAATGCAATGGCTGTGCAGGCAGCGGTACGCGCGGTTGGCGGGCATGTAGCGGCCCTCTGGGTTGCCGTCGGTATGCTCGGCTGAGTTGGGGCAAATGATGCCAGCCCAGCCTTCTTGATTGGGATGCGACAGCAGCAGACCTTGGCCACTAAGCCACGCCATGACGTCGTCAGCGCCGTCGTCTGACAATCGGATCGGGCGCACACCGATAGAGTCGGCAGGCGCCGGCACCACGTCAAGGGCCTTGCAGATTTGCTCAAGGGTGAAGTCACGTTCGGGGTGAAACTCGACCAACTCAGCGGCGAAGTTTTCACGACCAGGCTTGAGGTTAATCGAGCCGGGCAGGCGGAAGTTACGCACGGCATTGATAGCGCCCTTGTCGGTGTAGCCCGCGTCGGCGATGGATTTGATGGCCGCCGCGAAGTCGGCTTTGGTCGGCTGCTCAGAGAATGCATAGCCCCACTGGTACGAACCTGGCGACGTCTCAATTTTCCAAGTTGGCTCGATAGGGGGAACCTTGGCCTTGGTGCCCACGTCGTCCAGCACCATGACAAGCACGTACTCACAACACGCCACGCCAGCGCTTGGATGGCCGTCTTTAAAGCGGTCGATGATGAAGCTGGCCGTGTTGCCGTATATCGCCCAGTTTTTTTTAATCTGTGCGGTTGGCAGCATGGCGGGCCATGTGCATTTGATAGCGCCGTCTGCGTGGAACTGCATCTGCCCGTCTTTGAGTTGGGGCTTCTGGCGCACGATCAGCGCAGTCTCACCCTCTGGAGCCAAGGACATTAAAAATTCAAGAAAGTTCATTTGCCATACCTTTTCATAGTTTCAACTTCAGCGGCCAAGGGTAGGCCATCTGCCCACGCTGGCGCTGTACACATCACACGTTTTAAATTCTCTGCCGCTTCTGGGTCGGCTGTTTCGACGACGATTTCGTCATGCACATGAAGCACAACGTCATCGAGTTGTCTAAGGGAATGTCGGAGTAAGTCATTGGCGACCGCCTGCGTCACATTTTCACATGCCAAGCCTTTCCAAAGGCGCGCGCGCGGCCATTCTTTTGCATCTTGCGCGGGCTTCCATGCCGCTTTGGCATAACTGACACCCTCTGATTCCAGTTTGGCATAGGGATAGCACAAGATGCGGCCAGAGGGTAGGGCATACCATAGGTGTTGACCGTCAAACAAATATGTGATACGGCCAGCCTTAAACTCACGCCCCTTGTTTCTCATTGCACGGGTATAGGATTCCTCAAGCGCCGCCCAATAAGGCACGCTCCAAGGATTAGCACGCCGCCAGCCATCCACCATGCGTTTGGCAACTGGCTCAGGAAGACTGATCCCATAAGCCCGACCCATAGCAGCAAAAGCGCCCACGCCGCCAGCAAATCCGCAGGCAAGCTCTTGAACCTTGCCAATCTGGCGCTGATCTTTGGTGACGTCTGCCACGCGAACATTGAATGTCGCGGCGGCGTTGACTTTATAGACGTCTTCCCCAGTTCGGAATAGTTCCAGTTTATCGGCGCCTCGCCCTGAGAGCCACGGGTTGACACGGGCTTCGATGGCCGCCCAGTCTGCCACGACGAAGTGCTTGCCTGTTGCAGGGATGAGCGCTGGTCTAAGCATTCCCTTAAGTACATCGGTAACGCGCTTTCCATACCGAGGGACGATTGCGTGTCCTCTGACCATTGCTTGCCTGACGTCTTCTGGTTCGTCAGCGCACTTGCGTGTGAAGTTGTGAACTTGGGCGCCGTAGGATGATGCGCGGCCTGTTGCTGAACCGCCAGCAAATACGAACGCTCCGCGTACCCTCTGATCCTCCTCGTCCGCCAGACAGCTAAGTCGGTTGAACTTCGCCACAGACGACGCCCAGAGGTCGTCGGCGCATTGAATAACTTCTTGGACATCGGCAGGGACTTCATCGGGGTTCTCCATCAGTAAAAGATTGGCTCGTACAGTCTTATCAATGGAGTACTTGCCATCCTTCTCCATTAACTTCTTGGCTTCGTCACCCACGCGCTCAAGCACCCACTCACGCATGCGAGGCGAGCGAACGGAAGTAATTGCGCCGCCCGTGACTTCCTTGACGATCTGCTCGATCTCAATGAGTTCATCGGAGGCGAACTTCACGGCTGCTTGACACAGCGGCACATCGACCAACACGCCGCGATCATTGATGCGCTCGTTGACGTGGTAGTCTTCTAATTCTTCAGCAGACAAGTCACGCATGGCCTTGCTGATTGCACGCATGGCGCGCACGTCTTGCTTGGCGTACTCACCAAGTTCTTCTAAGATTTTTTGGTCTTCGTTAAACGGCGGAATGCAACACAAGCGAATAAGTTGTTTGCCCCGATGATCTTTTCGCATGTCAGCGCCAGCAAAACGGCCAACGTCCTCAAGACTGCCAGGCGCGCAGTTGGCGCGGGCTTGTGTGGCCGTGCAGTACCAACGGTCTAATGACGGCTCAGACAACGCATAATCTGCGCAAACCACAAACCAAGTTATGAGGCGGTCAAAACCCGCGTTGTGGCAGCGTATCTGACCACCAGATTTAAAATACTCTGCCAAACGTGTTGGCACTGGACTATCCGCCCACCAGAGTTGAACGTCCTCATCGTCAAACGCATACGCCGCGCATAACATTTCAGTACTTGGGTGCTGGGCGTAGTTATACGCACCTTTAGACAACAAGTTGCACGCGCTTTTTGTCTCATAGTCAAGCCAAAGTATGCTCATGCGGCCGCCTTTAGTTTGCGTTTAGTTTGCCAATGGCGGTGTTCGTACGTATGCACGCGATGACAATTAGCACACAAAATTTCACACTTGTTTATTTCGCCTAATAACTTATGCAACGCTACTTTGGGGTCTTGGCTAATGCTGAAATTTTTGTCGCCGATGATGTGGTTGAAATCTAACGCGGCGGCATGTGCTTTGTATCCGCAAATAGAACACCCACGTTCTACTTTAATTTTATCTATAAGAGTTCTGCGCGATTGTTGAAACGCTTGCGTTACCAGTTTTTTAGTTGGCGAATTGTTTCTGCATTTAGCCGTGCAAAACTTTTGCCAGCCACGTTTTGCACTAAACCCTACACTGCAGGTTAAACATATCTTTTCCATATAGACCAATAAAAAAGCCCTAGACTGCATTCTCACCGTAAGGTGTTGGCGGACTCGCAAGGTGCGAGCAGAATGCAGACTAGGGCTTACCTTGAATGTGCCGCCAAGCACAGCCCTATCATACACTTTCCAAAGCCCCCTGTCACGGGGCTTCAGAAAGTTAAGCGCTACGGCGACGGCGTGTAGGCGCTGCTTCTGGCTCAGGCGCGACTTCAGGAGTCTCGCCATCCATGCTCACCCACTCGACAAGTTCAAACACTGGCGTGTAAATCTTGCCGTAGGATTTGTGAGCGTAGTGGTCTTTCTTCAAACGCACGACTGGCACTGGCTTGCTTTGGTCTTTCTCGACTTGCTCGGCCAAAGCCACAGCCAAGGTTTGTACTGCGCGCTTGCCGCCCACTGACGTGGTGGTGAAGCGTGCTTCCATTCCCTTGTCTTCGCCGCTAATGCACTTCAGAGACATGCCAACTTGGCTCTCCCAGCCCTTCTTGGCTTGAGGGGGTGCCTCATCCAAAGCAGGCAGTGGGTTGCTAACGCTGGTCATTTTCTCGCCCAACACTTCGCCATCGCCCCAAGCAATAAAGCCGTGGACAAAGGAGAAAGGATTGACAGCCCAAACAGCGTCGTCTTCGACTTCGGTTTGATCTGCACCAAAGACCCAGTGACCAGTTTTGTCCATCTTGAGGATGACAACACCGGCTGGGCCGACTTCGGCTTGGATCGAACGCAAAGCGCTAGACAAGGTTGAAACGGCGGGGAGGTTTGCTTGAGAGAAGGTTACTAAACTAGACATGATTTTCCTTTACTGGATTTTAGAAAGGGCAGCAGATAACTGTTTGCCCAAGAGCATCACTTCGGGTCGTGGGTCATCCACGCTTGCCAAAGTGTTACCTGACGAGATGGCGACCACGAGGTCTTCTGGTAGGCCGATCTTGCGTTTCTTCAACGCCTTCTCGGCCTTCGCAGGGGAGACGACAGAAGTCTCCATCACTTCAGATTCTGTGAGGCCGTATGCGAACAAAGCGACTTTCGCTTTCTCCTCATCCGACCATGACCTGATGGCGCGCTTGGCCACCAGTTTGTATTCGGGCAACTTGGCGCCAGACTCAAGCATCTGTAATGCAAGGGCGCGTAGGTCTTTGATCCAGTCTTCTAGCATGTCAGCGTTCTTGAGGTAAGCGCTGATCTTAGGTGCATCTAAATTGTCCAGTTGCACCTTCAATGCGCGGTCTACTGCGCCAGTCATCTTGGGGCAGATTGGCTTGGCGGCGCACCAACGGCAATGGTCACCGACGGAAAGTTTTGCGTCAGGCTTTTCTGCTTGCTTAACTGCTTGCACCAACTCAAGCTCAAACTTAGCAATGCGCTCAGGTGTTGTCACCCAGCGGCGCACTTCAGGCGGTTGCACGATGACGCATTCAATCTCAGTCACGCCTTCAAACGCCCATTGCGCTTCTGGTGTACGCATGGCCGCTGCGGCGTAGAACATCAACTGTGGGTTTTCTTCCACCTCGACCATGACACCATCACCAAATTTCCAATCAAGAACGACGGCGCGATTACCAAGGCGGCCAATAAGATCAGTAGAACCAAACACGCCAGGAAGCAGATCACCAAAACCAACTCTAGTCTCTGCTTCAATTTCCATCTTCTGTTCAGGGTCGATGATGTCGAGGGCGCGCAGGGCTGGCAGGATCTTTTCTTCCACCAGTTCAAACGTGAGAATTTGATCTTCATAGCGTGTGCCAATGTAATATTCTGGCGGCTCCTCGCTCATTATGAGTTCAGCCATGACGTTGTGTAGGAGTGTGCCTTCGTCAGCGTATTTGCTAGAGGGCTTCGGGGGCATCTTCTGCACTAACGCCACACTGCCTGGGCAGTTGATGACGCGCTTGGCTGTTGAGCCGCCGACGATGTTTGAGTGTTGCATCATTGACCTCTTTCTTTCATCATGGCGTCGGCAATTTTGTAAGCGTTACGAGAAACATCACCTTCATGGCTGTATTTCTCAGCAAGTGTTTGCATGGCTTTGGCCGCAAAGTAGTCACGCATGGTCAAGCCATGTTCGTTGTCTGCTAAGTCATAGTGCATAGCGGGGAATGCTGGTTCGTTTTTCACTTTACTGTCCTTTAGTTAATGAGCTTTGAATGTAGCACAAAAATAATTGTTGTGCAAATCTTTTTTACATGTATACTTTGCGGCATGCGTGAAAAAGAAATTGAAATTTATTTTGACTGGGCGGTGCAGCGCATCGGCGGCAGGACTTGGAAGTTTACTTCGCCTGGACGCAAAGGTGTAGCAGATCGCATTGCGTGTTTACCCGATGGTCAAACATGGTTTGTGGAAGTCAAAACCAAGGGCGGCAGACTGTCTGCGCTCCAGAAATTATTTGAAACCGACATGATGATGTTGCGTCAAAACTACGCATGTCTTTGGACTAAGGAACAAGTTGATGCTTTCATTGCGTCCATATCAAGAGACAGCCGCTGACTTTCTCTACGAGCATGACCGCGCCATGATCTTGGCGCCAGTCGGTGCTGGTAAGACTGCCATCACGCTGACAGCCATGTGGGAGATGATCCGCGATGGCCACGTCAAGCGCTGGCTGGTGCTGGCGCCCAAGCGTGTCTGTACCGACGTGTGGCCAGTTGAGCGCCCCAAGTGGGGCGAGCGCCTGAGCATGGCTCTGTGCGTTGGCACGCCTAAGCAGCGCCTAGACGCCCTTAAGACCAACGCCCAAGTGGTCGTGACCAACTACGACAACTTGCAGTGGCTGGCCGAACAAAAATTAAATTTTGACGGCGTGGTGTTCGACGAACTCACGCGACTCAAGAACCCGTCCGGCACACGCTTCAAAGCGTTTCTAAAAGTAGTTGACCCCATGACGACACGTTGGGGCTTGACTGGCTCGTTCACTAGCAACGGCCTTGAGGACGTCTTCGGTCAGTGCAAGATCGTTGACCAGTCTTTGCTTGGCCGTTCCAAGGGCGCGTTCATGCAGCAGTACTTTGTGCTGATCAACAAGGACTTTGGCGAATGGTCGCCCCGCGTCGGCTCGCTTGAGAAGGTTATGAACGTGATCAAGCCTGCCACATTTGTCTTGGAGGCAGGTGAGTATAAGGACAAGTTGCCGCCTTTGCATACTGTCGAAGTCAAGTGCGACATGGATCTGACACCCTACAACAAGATGAAGAAAGACTTCGTGCTGGACGGCATCACGGCAGTCAACGCGGCTGTTGTCACGGGCAAGTTGCAACAACTGGCGTCAGGGTTTGTGTACGACACGACCACCACGCCGTCTGCGTCGCCTGGCAAGTTCACATCCACCCAGCGCCCGATCTGGTACGGCCTGCACAAGTTTGAACGCCTTGAAGAATTACTAGACGAGAACCAGCATGCCAACACCATCATTGTGTACAACTACCAAGAAGAACTTGCCGAACTCACAAGGCGCTTCGGACGTTTGCAAACCCTTGACAGCCCAGACGCCATCGAGCGATGGAATAAAGGCGGAATACAACTGCTCGCTGTACATCCAAAGTCAGCAGGCCACGGCCTTAACCTCCAACACGGCGGCTGTCACATGGTGTTTTTGTCACTGCCGTGGAGTCTGGAACTATACGAGCAGACCATTGGCCGTCTGCATCGCAGCGGGCAAAAACACCCTGTGTGGTGCTATGTAATGCTGACCAATAAAACGGTTGACGAGAAAATCTGGGCGGCCTTGCATGACAAGCGCGCCATATCTGACATTGCTATGGAGGAACTTAAATGAACTGGCCATTCCCACCATTCCCAAACCCCAAGGACAAGGGCACTAAACAGCCCAAGTTTAACCCTGACAACTTTGAGGACGCACCGATATGACTAAAGATGAAGCATTACGCCTCGCATTGGAGGCGTTGGAGATGTATGAATTAGAAACAAATTCAGAGTTTCAACGCAACGCCATCACCGCCATTAAAGCCTCACTAGAAACACAAAATAAACCCATGCACCCACAATTGAAGGCAATGCTTGAGGATTACTTTGATAAATGCTTTGCTGAATCCGCATCAAAGCGTGCATGGGTAGGGCTGACATATGAAGAAATTGACGAACTTTCTCGCACGATGGTTGTAGGGGGCAAGTCTGTGAATTGGCTTTGTTATGCCATTGAAACCAAACTTAAGTGGAAGAACACATGACCGACTGGACACAAGAGGAAGACGAAGCCTTTAACGACGTCGAGAAGCACAGCAACCTTGGCAAGCAAATCTTGCGTGAGATTGGCCAACCGTACCATTTTGAAAAGCGTGAGTGGGTCGGTCTGACGGATATGGACATCGCCATGATTGATTGGGAATCTTTAATAACTAGAAAAGATTGTGTCCGAGCCATCGAAGCCAAACTGAAAGAGAAAAATGAAAAGACTTGACTTATGGAAGGCCAAACTTAAGACGGCCAAGGCTGAACTGCGTATCAGAGAGCGCAACCTTAACGCCAGCACCCGCGCCTACGCTAATTGTAAAAAAGAAATCTACGAACTGGAGAGAAAAATTGAACGACACCTGGCGCAGCCTGAATAACAAATTAAGCAGTTTGACAGAGGAAGAAGTCCTCAGACTGCTCAACGAAGAACGTGAAGGCGCCAAGCGTGTCTCCATGCTTCAGCGCCTTCACCAGCGCTACAACACCCTGCGCGTTGCGCGGGAGAGACTAGAACTACTCAAAGGAGCAATACAACCATGACACTGCCACCCCACTCTAAAATCAGTTACCCTTCTGTCCCCTTGAAAGACTTCAAGTGGACAACAGGTTCTGACGTACAAGCCATCTGGCGCAAGTACGGCTGGACACCGCCGTCTGAGTTGTTGCCACCACTGCCCCCAGAGAAAGCCCGTGCTTTTTAACTATCTCAAGTGCGCGCCCGTCCAGCCATGCGCCAAGTGCATGAACTGCAAGCGGCGCGCGCCAGCCGCCCCTCTTGTTGTGCAGAACAGCAAGTCCAAGGCGTGTATATACATGCCCATATCACTTCAGAAATAATGCCACGCCCAAAACCACCCGAACCCCTTAAAGGCCGCCAGATCAGGCTCACAGATCGTCACATGATGATCTTCCAAGAACTTGGCGGCATTGACTGGCTGCGTAAGCACTTGGACAAGAGCGCCAAGATGCCCGCCAAGTATTACCGTCTTGAACTAGACGCACCCTCAAAGAAAGAAATCAATGACTAAGGAAAACACATGAGTTATATCGTGGCATCACTGCCGCCCATGAAGTGCTTTGTCAAGCGCGAGTTCTTGTACAACGATCACAAAGGCCACAACGAACTGGAGCCTGCCATCTGGGTCAGCCTTAAAGCCTTGCGTGGTCAAGTGTTTCGCATCGAGTCGCTGTTGCCCAACTACGGCGCCCTGTACGACAAGCTGCCGATCCACGCCTACGTCTGGCACAAAGACGCTGGCGATCTGCCTATTGACACGCTTCAACTGTGGGACTGCATGGGCTACCGCTTTACGATCATTGAAAAGATTGGCTTGCGTAACCTGGGCGTCAAGTTCCTTGGCAAAGACAAAGAGTGGCACTTTGGGCGCTACTTGTTTACGGTGGACTTCTGCGCCGAGGGCATGGACTTGGACACGGGCTTTACCGAGCAGGCCGAAGAACACAAGTCGTTCAATTGGATTGCGCTGGACAACGGCCAGTTTGCTTGCCAGCCCAACAACCGATGCCTGTGGTATGACCAGAGCCTAATACCAAGCGAGACAAAATTTCCTGACTTCCAAGCGGCGCAGCGCCTGTGGACAGTAGACGGCACACGCAAGTGGTCAGCCGGTGACGATTGGTTTTACGACATCAAGGAGAGAGCATGACCAACAGACCAGACTTTTCTACATGGAGCCAAGCTAACTTGGCCAAGTTTGCTGAAGAAGCCTACGCCAAACTGTGCGAACAGGATGACCGCATACAGCATCTGCAATGCGATTTAAAGACCGCTATTGAGGCGTATCGCGCCTTAACTAAGGAATAGTGCCCGTTCGTCAATTCGGCGCGTCTGGAGGCCTTTTAAGACCTTGCCGCCAGCCATGCAGTACTTCAGCAACTCCTCGGCAGCGCCCTCCATGTCACCACGCAGCACCTTTTGCCGCATGGTTGACCTCTGGAGTGTGCCAAGCCCTACATTGAAAGAAAATGAAACCAGCGCGTCAAACTGTCCTTGAGTAAGAGGCACAGGACAATAAGTAGCCACGCCTTTCTCAAAGCGAGCAAGATCGGCCCTAAGTATTGCATCGACTTCCTCCATTGAGTGCTTACGCATGGCCTCTGGCGGGGGCACAAAGGCGTCGCGCTGGTCTATCTTGAGTTTGCCCTGCTCTGGGAACATGACGTGACCCACGCCCACAGTCCACAGCTTTGCAGGGCATTTATATGGATTCTGCCTCACGCCCTCGTGATGGCGAATCATGTGTAAACACTTGGCTGATATTTTCATTTGCCAAACGCTCTGCCGCCAAAGTGGAACGCGATGATGCTGGCAAACAACGCCTGGGTGTCAGAGTCCCACAGCATCTCGGCCAACTCAGTGAACGACACGCCGCTGTTCCAGCCGTAGGCGAACAGACCCACGTCAACGAAGACTAGCAAAAAGAAGAAACCGTATGTGATCACGGGGCGCACGCTGGCGCGCAGATTTTTCATCCACTCGCTAGTGCCTTCGTTAAGCGCGGTGTCGTGGGCGTAGACGGCTTGCATCTCAGCCTGCTGCGCGCCGATCAAAGCCTGCTTGGTGCTGGCCGCGCTTTCTGTTTCCAACTGCTCTGACTTGATGTGTTCAATGCGCTCTTGCGCTTCAAAGCCAGCTTTACGCAGTTCTAGTTCGCGGGTGATCTGCATTTGCGCCAGCGCCAACTCGTGTTTCTTATCCGAACGGTCTTGGAAAAAGTCAAGAATCTTGGGCAAGCCGCCCATCAAGAATGAGATTAAGGTTGAGAGTAGTGTCAGCATTTAAAGTCCAATCATTCCAAGAAGTTTATTTACAATTTTGCCTGCAAGCTCGTCAGGCAGATACTGAAGCAGGCCAAGCACCCACCACGCAACGCACAGCCTGACAAAGACTTTAAGGAATAGGTCAAACTGTTTCTGGTACTCATTCACCGACCACACCTTGTCTTGGCACAGAAATCCTGTATCTCAGCAATGCCCCAGCCAACTGCGCCCAAGAGCATCACAATGATTACGACACCAAACGCCCATGCCAATTGCTCTTGTTCTTCTTCTTTGCGCTTCTTTTCTTCGGCCTTGGCCTGACGCGCCAGATGCGCGTCTTCAATGTCCATCTGCTGCTGGCGCTTTTTAATCTTGTCCCATACATCAGCGCGGCCAGTGGCTTGGAACAGCATCATTAGCTCTTGCTCAAAGCGTTTGGCCTCATCAAGCGCCATCTCGATCTGTAGCGCAGCGCCTAAGTTTGATTTGTTGCCAGAGCGTTTGGCTTCCACCATGGCTTTGGTGGCCACGCTCTTAGCGTCAAACATCTTGGCAATAGACGGCGCTAACCCCGCAAGGTCGTTAGCAACCTTGCTTGCTTTTTTGACTACACTAATCGCGCTTTGTAGTCCTTCGAGCGCGGTGATGGGGTCGATGATCATTTGTCAACTTTAGAATCCAGTTTGTCAAATATCTTGCCGAGCATGTCTTTGATGTCGCGCATGTCGGCGCGGTAGTCATCGCGTGTGACGTAGTTCAAAGGCATGGCTCGCACGTCCGTGTCGAGGCGCTCCAAGGATCGGTAGATGTTGTTCAGCACCCAGCCACCTAAGAACCCCGCCAGACTGACTGCGATGTTGAATAAAACTTGAGTGTCCATCAGTTAGCCATTCCAGTTAATTCAATCCTACGCACTGGCTGATTGTTTAGCGCGTTCTCATTGTTGCGCTCGGGCGCCAACATATTGACGCCAGTAGTGACCGTGCCGGTACGAATTGCTTCAGCAGCTTTTTTAGCGCTTGTCTGCCCCAGCATAGACGGGTCAGAAATCAGTTTGATCACGCGGTTGCGCTCCGCAGCAGGCAATGTCTCAAGCAACTTAGCCGCACCTTCAGGCGTTTTTAAACCTTCGGTCAGCGTACTCATTGTCTTAGCGCCAATCTTGTTCTCCAAGATTTGCAACGCCTTGTTGGTTGTTGCGGCCACAGCGCTCAAGTAGGACGGCACACGCAGCTTAGACATGTTGTCTAGCAACAGCTGTTTCAATGCGTCTTGACCCGCGCTAACTTGTTCTTTAACGGAAATTTCAGTCAATCGCTTTTTTGCTTGGTTTTGCAAAACTGCCATAGCGTCATCAGCCAACTCAGTGGCGATGTTGTATTTACCTGGGCCAAGAATCTTCTCAACAGCTTCAGGCGATTCGTTTTGCACCAGACGCACAAACGCATCTTTGTCGGTTTTCCATAAACGTAAGGCTTCGCCTGTCAGTTTCTTTTCAGCAATTGCGCTCATGCCTTTGGCGTGGGCGGTTAAATAATCGCGCCACCCAGCGCCGCCCGCACTTTCAATTGCGTCGTCAATCGCAGGCTTAATCTTGGCCAACACACCTGCGGCTAGATTGCGCTGGGCCGTTGCATCCGCACCTGGACGTAGTTTAGCAATAGCGGCGTTGACAGAATTTTTACGAATAGCTTCTAAAGCCGCTGCGTCAATCACGCCGCCTTGGCTAGTCCACTTGGCGATGTCGTCAGCCACGTTTTTAACCGCGCCGCTGATTAGATCGTTACCAGCAAACGCAGGGTTTTGAGATGTGGCAGAAATACGCTGGATAAGCGATGCGCTTTCAAGCGGGTTAATACCAACAGAGCGCAACGCTTTTTCTGCGCCGGTTGCTTGGGAAACAAATTTAGCAGGATCAATTTTAGTTCCTGATCCCGCTAAGGTGGCCAATTCGTTGGCTTCTCTAACCGCTGCTTCGTCAGCAACGTACTTACCTAAGTTGGCGCGCTTCAATGCGGCTTCGCGTTGCGGGCCAGTCAATAAGTTAAGGTTAGTCTTGGCTTGCTCAACTGTGCCGCGCGCTTCAGCCGCAGTAGCACCGCCTGCTAACCTAGCAAGAGCGTTTACAGACTCTTTGCCTTGGGTGTCTTCTAACGCACGAAGGAATCGTGGGTCGCGTGCAGTAGCGCGGTCAATTAGTGCTTGCCATGTTGGGCTGTTAATTTCAGCCGTGGCTTGTGCAGCGCTAACACCTTTGCCTTGGGCGGCGCGAAGGGCGTTGGTGACTTGTTCAAAGTCAGAACCAAGCGCGTCTTTTACAATCTTAGCGGCTTTCTGTTGAGGAATCTGACGCAAGTCAGCGACTTTACCCGCCACATAACCAATGGCGGGGCCAAGAACACGACCGCCAGCCTCAAAGGTCGCGCCTTCAAGCACATTACGAACTGGCTCAGTAACTTGCGCTGCGCCTTGGCGTGGGGCTTTGCCGCCGATATAAATGTCGGCTAGGTTAAGCGCTTCTTTGGCCATGCCGTAGCCAAGTCCTGCGCCGCCTACTGCGCCAGTTGCTGTACCAACGCCGGGCAATACCATAGTACCCGCGCCAGCGCCAACTAAACCACCGCCTGCCGCACCCAGCATCTCAACTGTAGGCGTGATGAACTCACGAACGCGCTCGTATGTTGTAGGTGGCTTGCGTTCAACGGGTATGCCTGTGTCAGCGCGCATTGAAGGCTGCAAAGCCGTAGGTAATGCTGGCGCGGCTTGCACTCGTCGAATCTCGTCGGCAAAGGCTTTAGCGTCTGCGGTGTTTCCTGCGGCATCGGCTTTGACCAACGCTGCCGTGAGTTGTTCAAGTGTGGCCATGATTACTCGTATTTCTTGAGAAGCGCGTCAATGTTAGCAGCGTTAGTTGGCGCGGGGCTTGACGCGCCGCCGCCAGCTTTACGTTGTGCATTTTGCACGCCGGTACGAACAATGTCTTGGAACTCGCGTGCGGCCTTGACGTACTCTTGCTCGTTTTGAGCCAACGTCATACGCAAACGAGCAGCGGTAGCTTTCTCGCCCTCTTTCTCAGAGATAGCGCCGCCACCTTTAAGTGCTTCAAACGCTGACAAGAATGCAGTGCCTTCAACTTGGTTTTGCAATGCTTGGAAGCTGGCCGCATTTGTACCAGGCACAAAGCGAGCGCCGGGTAAATACGTGGCGCCCACAGCATCTTGAAAGCCTGGATGGGGTTTTGTAGCCGCTTGAATAAGTTTGCCGTTCTTGTCGCGCACTTCTTGTTTGCCGACCATCTGATCAACAACGTCAAGCGCCAATTGCGCGTCGCTAATGATCTTAGGCAATGCTTGTCTAGCCGCCACGTCACCTTTGGCGATCGCTTCACCCGTTGCTCTAGCGCTTGCCAACGCTTGTTGAACCACTGGATCGCTGTCGCGTCTTAATCTTTCTTGGCTAATCGCAATGTTTTCTCTGGCGCGCGCATCGGTCAGTTTTTCGCCTGGTGTTGCTGTTTTGGGTATAGCCCCACCAGCAATCGGCAAACCGTAACCTGGCAATGCAGGATTGTCTTGAATAACTTGAATCACACCGCCAGTGTCTCGATCGCGTGTCTTTGGCAACATAAACCCAAGTTTGTCTTTGGCGTCCAAAATGCCCATGACTGTTTGAACTCTGTATTGTTGATACTGTTCAGGCGTCATATTTTGAAGTTTCTGAATATCTGCTGTCGCAGTCTTCATATCAAAAACGCCGTTTCGCACACCTTCGGTAATTTTTTGAATGGCATCTTGAGGTGTTGGCGCAGAACCAACAGAACCCCACGCAAAATCAAGTTTCTTTTTTTGAAGTCCGAAATCACGCTCGTTTATTTGCGACTGTACGTTTTTTGCGGTAAGTGCGGCAGTATCTTGCTCAGTTAAAGTTTTAACATATTCCCGACCAGTTTTACCAAACTTTAACAAACCCGCGCGGTTTTCTGGGTTTGTAAGATCAGTTCTAGTTAAATAGTTACGCAAGCCTTCTTCTTCTCCACGCGCGCGTTCGTATTCCTGCAATTGCATGTCAGCCATGCGGTTTTGATTTTGAACGTTTTGAATTTGAGATAACTGCGCGTATTGCGCCAACTGGTTAGGGACTTCAAGTGGCCTAACGCCAAGAGCGATGTTTGGATCAAGTGCCATGTTTAATAATCTCCTTCACCAAATGTACCGCTACCACTTCCACCAAAATTAGCAGTCGGGCCGCCATAAGTAGAACGACGATTTCTTAGCGCTTCTAATAGCGCATTATTTTGGGTATAGTTTAGATAAGTGCCTAAACCGCCAGTAAGTGCATTGGCCATACCAACTTGGCCAGCAGCGTTAGCCGCTGCGCCGCTAGTCATTAAATTGCCTACATTGGTAGCATAATTTTGACCAGCTTGACCAACTAAATTAGTAGCAGTTTGACCGATACCAGCCAACGCCGCTTGACGGTTGTACAACTGGTTTTCGCGCGCCACTTCAGTGTTGTAGCCAGTTAAAGCGCGGTTGTATGCGTTGCCAAACTCTTGCGATCCCATCTCTTGACCATAGCGTTGCGCTGCTCTTAAAGCGCCGCCAGAGATCAACCCACCACGGGCAGCCGCTTGGCGATCAAGCGCTTTCTGGCCTTCTGCCAAACGGAATGCATAGCCTGGATCAGCTTGATAATCGCTTGCGCCAAATCTAAACGCTGCAGGCACATTACCAGCAGTGCTTTGTAAATTGGCTAGTGCGTTATAACCAGCTTGACGGTAAGGCGCTTGGTCTTCGCGTGTTTGTTCAAATTGACTTCTTTGCACATCAGCGGCTTGTTGCGCTGCACCAGCTTGTGTTTTAGATGCGCTTCTTGACGCTGCTGCACCCAACACTGCGCTTCCAAGAATTGCGGCTGCTGTTCCTATTGCCATGATGTGACCTCTTTGATAAATGTGCGCTCCATTGGTCTAAACCCAGCGCGGATGTATAGATTTTCCATCTTTTTTGCCCGATTGTCTTCTAACGCAATCATAAATAATGCAGACGCATCTTTATCTTTTGCCCATTGCTCAATCTGCTTAAACATCTGACCGCCAGCGCCGCTACCACGGGAGGCTGGGGTTAGCCACCACCATAGCTCTTGTACGACAAGCGCCGAAGGATTGAAGTAAAGAGGGTACACAAGAGCGCCGCATATACCGACAACTTCTTTTTCAATCTCCGCAAGCCAAATACCAATACTGTCGTTTTGTAGCGATGACAAATAAAACTGTGAGTAGCCAGGCACATCAAAGCCAATTGACCCGTGCATCGGTGACGCAGCGTGAAACGCCTGCGCTAACTTAATGTACTCAGGCAGATCAGCTTCAGTGGCCTTGCGAACGATCATTAGGTCACCTCACGTCCAGAAACGCGAATGTTGATTGCGCTGGCTGTGCCTGCAATTGTACTGATAAAGTCGCCCACGCCAAGCACTTGGCCAACCAGTTCTGGGAAGGTATAGACCTCAGACGCTTGCAAGGTCTTGGTCTTGGTAATCAAGTTGGTGTTACCCGCAGAACCAGCAACAGTAACCAAGTTCACGCTGATTGTGGCGGCAGAGCCGCTAATGTTAGTCGCTGTGAACTTATCGATGATGGCCGTAACGCCAGTCGCTGTGTACTGGGTTGTTTGGGCGTTTTCGGCAAATTTAGCCGGTACGAGGACTTTGACGGTGACTGTCATGGTTTACTCCAATAAGAGGCAA